CAAAGTGTCGTTTTGCATCAATAATCATCCAATCTTTTTTTAGGTTTGCGATTTCTTCTTTGCTGTGTTTTAGTGCAAGTTCTGCTTCTTTTAGTGCCCACGCATCTTTAATTTTTACTTGGTCAAGTGAATTTCCATAGCAGCATGTGCTTACAACATTAAACATGCCGCTATTTTTAGCATTGCTAATTGTAAATTTGGCTTCTAAGTGCAATTGCTCTTTATCGCTATTTGAAGACAGTTTTGGCCTTAGGCGCAATAATTCAATATAATCTCCGCTAATAGGATTTGGTGGAAATATTTTTTGAACCTCTTGTTTAGTTAAATATTTCCCTGTTTTAATATTTTTTATTTGAAAATCTTCGCTTGTAACATAAATAATTAGGTTTGTGTCATTGGTCTTATTTATTTCTAGCACATAGTCATTATATGGAAAATCTTCTAAAGCATCAATATGAATAGGTACGCAACTCAATCGTTGTTTAATTAATTCATTGTTTAATCGCGATTTATTTGTAAAAATGGTCACATTATTTTTATCATGCGGATAACTCTCGATTGCTATAACTGGGATTTCGGATAGCATAATTCTTCGCAATCCATTAGCATAACTAACATTTACATTGCTTAATGTAAAAGTCAATATGCCATTTTGCTCATCAATATTTGATACTTTTGCCTTATATGACATTTATAATTAATATATATAAATTATAAATAAGTCCTTATATATTTTCAATTTTTATTTTATTATTATTTTCTTATTATTTGCTTTTTTTTGCTTTTTTTTGCTTTTTTTTGAAGATACAAACTAATCTTAAATCTATAAATAAAATTGATTTAAAAATAAATTAATAGTTATTAGTTAGTAACTAGTCAACCTATAAACTATGTCTATTATCCAAGAAGTTGTTGCCATTATTGACCGCTCTGGATCTATGTCGGGAAAGGAAGCAGACACTGTTGGCGGTATTAATTCGACTTTAGCTATTATTAAGCAAGACCTAAAGCCTGATGAGGTTGTGAATGTATCTATTAAGTTGTTTGACCATGAGGAAATCATGTTGGCCAAGTCTGTAAATATTAATGATGTTAACCCCCTTGAGCTAAGCCAATTTGTTCCACGAGGGCAAACAGCGCTTTATGATGCAATTGGGTCAACGCTCACCTATTTCATGGAGAAAAAGCTCCATAATCCGCAGAGTTTTGATAAATGTTTGATTTATATTACTACTGATGGCTGCGAAAATTGTAGTAAAAAGTATAACGCGCAGTCTCTCAAGAAACTCATTAAAAGTGCGCAAGAAACATATAGCATTGAGTTGATTTATTTGGGCGCAAATCAAGACGCTATTTTTGAAGCATCTAAGATCGGAATTCTACCAACTCATGCTATCAATTATAGCGAAACTACTGATGAGTGCAATGCAGCATATAGGTCTGTTGGAAATGTTGTAAATAGGCAAAAAAGTAGCATGGCAACTGCATTTACACAAGTAGAGCGCAGCCAGTCATATGTACCTTGTACTCCGCCTCTTCCTAGTCGCGATTACACAACTATGCTGCCGCCACCTCTACGACGTCAAACGAGTATTATACCTAATAGCGAATAAAAAACCATGATAGAAAGCATGATAGAAAGCATGATAGAAAGAATGATTAAAAAAGCATGAAATATAAATATTTTTTTTATAATTTATTTTATTAAATTATAAAAAAATGTGTACAGTTTACATTGGGTGGGGTTCGAACCCACGAGGCTTGCGCCATGCGAACTTGAGTCGCACCCCTTAGACCGCTCGGGCACCAATGCTTTAAAAAATGAATAAATTATTCCTAAAATAACTTATTAATTATATTACTAACTATGTCTTTAAATAGTAATAGCAATTATGTTATTTGTTCTTCTAAATTGTTTTACTGCTTTCTTTTTATTGTTAATAATTTATAGGTAGATGAAGGCATATTATTATAATTATATTAATATTATAATAATATATTATAATATATTATAATATAATATAATATAATATGTTAATTATTATAAATTAATGTTTGCGCTATAAATATAAACAATATTATATACATTAACGCCTAATAGAATTTGCTAGTGCTAAATATTGCCTCCATGATGCCTATATTTAAACTTGTCCTGGTTATGCTCTTCTCTCCGCTGCTGCTCTCTCCGCTGCTGCTCTCTCCGCTGCTGCTCTCTCCGCTGCTGCTCTCTCCGCTGCTGCTCTCTCCGCTGCTGCTCTCTCCGCTGCTGCTCTCTCCGCTGCTGCTCTCTCCGCCTGCATCCACTCCCTTGTAGCAGCCACTATTGCCACCCTCGACGCCTCCGTCCTCGCTGCCTCCTCACTAGCCATTGCCGCCGCCCTCGCTGCCGCCGCCCTCTCTGCCTCATCCTCCTCATACTCCTCCTCATCCTCCTCATACTCCTCCTCATCCTCCTCATACTCCTCATCCTCCGCTGCTGCTTCTTCAGGCGGGTCCTCTACTCTCACCATCATCGCCCTCACCGCCATATATGCCATATACTCCGCATTCGTATTCGGCGCCCTCTCATTAGTCCTATATAACACCGTCTCTGCATTATTTAACGCTTCGTGCGGACTATAAGATAACAAATTAGTGATGTAGGCGCCGAATTTGCTGCTAAATATTTGTGCACTACACAATGGGCACTTAATAAATCCTCTGCTTAAAGCTTTTATTAAACATGTAGTATGAAATATATGGCGGCAGCCTAGTTGTGTGATATTACTAATTTCTTCTAGTGGCATTTGACAAAATACGCATGTTTCTTCTAACATATCTAACATATTTGCATAATTTACTGCAGCTTTTAAATCATCAACAAATCCTCGAGCAACTCTTGTAAATCGTTTGCCTTTTCTTTTGTCTTTTGTATATTGTTTTTTCACACTAATTTTTTGCCTTAAATTCTTTTTTTGTCTTAAATTCTTTTTATGTCTTAAATTCTTTTTATGTCTAAATGTTTTTGAACCTCTTCTAAATTGTTGCGCTGCTTTCTTTTTTCTTGTTAATGATTTATAGGTTGATGAAGGCATATTATAGAATTATATTATTTTTATAATGCTATAATATTATAATTATAATAAAAATAATAAAAATAATAATAATTATAATAATGCTATAATATAGTATATAATATAGCATAGATTATGAATTCTAATAAAAATATTTCAAAGTTATTTAAGTTGATTAGTGAGAAAAAAATATTTTTAATATTGATTTTTTTAAATTTGCTGTTTCAACATTATATTACTTATTATGTAAGTGCTAATATTAATTTAGACGCAGGCAAGGATAAGGATAAGGATAAGGATAAGGATAAGGATAAGAATAAGGATAAGGATAAGGATAAGGAAAATAATGCATATAACACTATTATTATTGCATCTTATATAATAGGTTTCATATTAATTATAATTCTGGTATTTGTTCCTATGTCTGCATGGTTAAAATTTATAATATTTTCTCTCTTTTCTGTTGCCTACGGAGTAATATTTATATCTATAAAAAACTATTTTGATCCTAATATACTACATAGTACTGTAATTGGATCTATTATTGTTTTTGCTTTTATGATATTCTTTGGAATAGCTATAAGTGGATTTAAATTAACCAATAGCGTGGCTTTTGGTTTATTTTATGCTATTTTAGTATTAATAATAGTAAGTGTTGTGCAATATTATACTTATTATTATTCTTTTATAAAAAAACTCCTACTAATTGCTGTTGCAATCTTATTTACATTATATATAGTAAATACAACAAACAATGTATTACATCGCAACTATGAAGGAGACTTTGTAACTGCGTCCTTTGATTACTATATTGATAATACAAATTTTTTAAACGCATTAAAAATACATAATAACTAAATTACTATTTTTTATTTTCTATTTTTGCCAAAATAAATTATTTTAGTATATTATACTAAAATGATTTCCAAAAAATCAAATGTAGCAAATAAAAGCAAAAAATCTTTTTTTAAAAATGATATAGCACAAGTATTTAGGTTGATCAACGAAAAGAAGGGTTTCTTTGCGTTAATTTTAGCAAATTTATTATTCCAACTTTATATTACTTATTATGTAAGTGAAAATGTTAATGTACAGGAAGAGCAAGAAGGAGAAAAAGGTGCTAAAAATTATGACATGAAATATATTGGTGCATTAGTAGCAACAATTGTTATTATTTTAATTTTGGCATTAGTTACTATGCCGTCGTGGATGAAATTTATATTGTTTTCTCTCTTTTCTGCCGCTTTTGGTATTCTTTTAGCATATAGAAAATATGGATTAGATAGTGGTGTTATTAGAAGTGCGTTAGTTGGTACAGCCAGTATTTTTGTTACTATGTTTGTATTTGGAGTAGCACTAATAATGAGCGGTATTAAATTAGGTTTTATGACTGCGCTCATTTTGTTTTTTGCCTTATTAGCGTTAATAATTATTAGCATTGTGCAATATTTTATTGTTCAATCTTCATTATTAAAAAAATTATTAGTTATTGCTACGTTAATTATATTTTCAATTTATATTGTGTATGATACAAACACTATATTACAACGTGATTATAGTGGCGACTTTATAAGTGCCTCATTAAACTATTATTTGGATTTAATAAATATTTTTACTGCATTATTGGGTGAAGGTGGCGATTAAAGTATATTATGATATAATAATAAATGATGGTATAATAATAAATGATGGTATAATAAAAATTAAGGTATAGGAATAAACTTCCACCCTAAATCGTCACATATTTTCTTCCATATTTGGTCTTGTTCTATGCGCTTTTCACGGTCTTTTAACATAGGAAAATATGGTAAAAAACTGCGCTCATTCAACAATTCGCATAATTTATATAATGTATAATAATAGTTTAAAAAATTTACTCGTTCTTTAGGGCAATATTTCGAATATGGCTTTTGTAGCTCCATAAATAAATTGCATAATGTTTCCTCAAGCTCCGCACTCATAATGGGTGGTCTAATTCCTAGTTTATCTTTAATAAAAGGTATATGTTCGTAATATTTATTGTAACCAAGATTTTTCAATATTTCCTTAGTTTTTTTATTTGACAAATCACTCAAACTTATGCGCTCTTTTTTTATTTGGTTTTTAATATTTTCAAATACTTCGTCGGGTATATTTGTGCTCTCTTTGGCTTGAAATTGTGCCAAAATCTCTTTTAAATGATTTATTCGTTTATAGGCATAGGAACATACTTCTTTAGGCGGTTCTTTATATGATGGTTTATCTATATCTATTAAATATTTAATACTATTGGAGCAATTAGAGCATATTGTCATGCCTTCGCTTTCAACATATATTAGTTCGCCATTATTACATATATTACATATGTCTGATGGATAAATAAATTTGTCATAATTTAAATAATTAGGATCAATATTGTTGAAATATTTATCTATATTTTTATTGCTATCATTTTTTATTAAATTATTTTTATTTGGATTATCTATTATGTTATTACATGTGTCACAATCTAAATTTAATGAAAAAAATTGTTTTACTATATCATTTTTGTCGGAATTTTCTACTATTTCATTAATTGATATATTTTTTTTATTTTCAAAATATTCAAAAATATATTTAGAATTATTTAAATAATAATTCTTTTCTTTGTTTCTGAGCGCTTTAATAGTGTTTTTATATTTATTAATAAGTTCTAAAATTTCGGTCTTATTTTTTGTTTTAATTAGCATAGCTTCCAATTTATCAATTTGTTTTAAACATTTAGGGATAGCAACATCTTCATTGTATTTAAATGATTTTATTATTTCATTATGTTTATTATCGAGCGTCGTTTTAATTACACCTGTTCTCTTCATAGCAAGACTAATTATATTTTTAGCGTATTAAAAATTTATATATTAATTTTTGTAATTAAATATTTTGTAATAAAAACAATTAATTAATTAAAAAACAATTAATTAATAAAAAACAATTAATTAATTAATTAAAAACAATTAAATAATTAAAAACAATTAAATTAATTTTTCAAAATTTTTTTTCTTTAGGAATATTATAAAAAAATGGCTGGTGGTTTAATGCAATTAGTCGCCTATGGCGCACAAGATGTATATTTAACAGGTAATCCCCAAATTACTTTCTGGAAAGTTACCTATCGTCGTCACACTAATTTTGCCATGGAATCGATTGAGCAAACTTTCAACGGACAAGCGGATTTCGGTCGCCGTGTTACATGCACTGTTTCGCGCAACGGTGACTTGGCTTTCCGCACCTATTTGCAGATCACACTTCCCGAAATCGGCCAAGGTCTAGGTACAACAGCTGATCCCAATGTATATGCTAGATGGTTAGACTTCCCCGGCGAGCAGTTAATTTCGCAGGTTGAAGTTGAAATTGGTGGCCAGCGCATTGACCGCCAATATGGTGATTGGATGCACATTTGGAACCAGCTAACTTTATCGAAAGAGCAGGAGCGTGGCTACTACAAAATGATTGGCAACACCACTCAATTAACATACATTTGCGACCCCACTTTTGCGGACGTTGATGGCCCTTGCTCCGCCAATGGTGTTCGCCAAGTATGCGCTCCTCGCAATGCGTTACCAGAAACAACTCTATACGTTCCGCTACAGTTCTGGTATTGCCGTAACCCCGGTCTAGCTCTTCCATTGATTGCTTTACAGTACCACGAAGTTAAAATTAATTTAGACATTCGCAACATCGAAGAATGCTTATGGGCGGTTACCAATGTTAACGGAACCGGTAAAAAAGTCCTTAATGCGTATAAACAGTCGTTAGCGGCTGCTTCGCTCTTTGTTGATTACATTTTCTTAGACACTGACGAGCGCAGACGTATGGCGCAAAACCCCCACGAATACCTAATTGAACAGCTTCAATTCACAGGTGATGAATCGGTTGGTTCATCGTCCAATAAAATTAAGTTGAATTTAAATCACCCATGCAAAGAGCTAATTTGGGTTGTTCAGCCTGACGTCAATGTTGATTATTGCGCGTCGCTCACCGAAGGCCATTCGCTAAATCACTTACTTGGTGCCCAGCCATTCAACTACACTGACGCGTTAGATGCGTTACCTAATGCCATTCATGCCTTTGGCAACAAAGGTCTTGTTAATAGCACCTCGTACATCACTGCTTCGTCGCTCTTTGAAGATCCATTTTCTAATAAATTACAGTCTTCGTCTGGATTTGCTAATGGCTCTGCCGGAGATTTTAATGGTGGCGCGACCGAATCGGGTGTATCTGATGCCGGCACATTCGTTTTAGCTGAAACCGCGATTGATATGCATTGCTGGGGTGAAAATCCAGTTGTAGTTGCCAAATTACAGCTTAACGGCCAGGATCGCTTCTCGGAGCGTGAAGGCACATACTTCGATTTAGTTCAGCCATTCCAGCACCACACCCGTGCTCCCGACACCGGTATTAATGTTTACTCATTTGCTCTAAGACCGGAAGAGCACCAGCCATCGGGCACCTGCAATTTCTCGCGCATTGATAATGCCACTTTACAGTTAGTTCTTTCGAATGCGACTGTTCAGGGTGTTTCTACCGCCAAAGTCCGCGTATATGCTGTTAACTACAACGTTCTTCGCATTATGTCGGGCATGGGTGGTCTAGCATACAGCAATTAGATCAATTAAATAATAATAATAATAATAATAATAATAATAATAATAATAAGTCTTATGTTTTTCATTATGTTTTTCATTTAATTTTTTTAAAAATAAAAAATTAAATGAAATAATTATTTTATAATACATTATAAATACAAATTGTTATGAGTGTAACTTTAGCAATAAGTAGTTTTTATATTACATATGTATTTTTACTTACAACTACTGCAATTACATTAATAGAAGCATTACGAAGCCCTATTCCTCAAATTCGTCATATTATGAATTTAGAAACTTGTATTTCGATTGTTGCAAGCTATTTTTATGGACTATTTATTGAAGAAATAAATAAGGCGCAAAATTTGTATAATGTTAAAGATGATGATACTAAAGATAATAATAACATTATTGATAACATTACAAATAAAGACAGTGCTATAATTAAACCTTTAAGTATTATACCTATAGAAAAAATTAACACTATGCGCTATATTGACTGGTCTATTACTACACCTTTTATGTTATTGGTTCTCTCTATGATATTAGGCTATGAAAATAAAGTAATAGTAAAATTCAAACCATTTTTGGTAACAATGGGTCTCAATTTTGCTATGTTAGCATTTGGATATAGTGGAGAAATTGGACTATTAAATAAAAATATTGCAGGTTTTATGGGTTTTATATTCTTTTTTCTAACATATGGGACAATATGGAAGCTTTTTATGACAGGATCAAAAATAACTGTCCAATCAAAGTTCATATTCTGGATTTTCTTAGGTACATGGTCGCTTTATGGGCTATTTTATTATACAAATGAAGCAACTAAATTGATTGGATATAATATTTTGGACTTAATATCTAAAGCATTTGTAGGTATTTTCTTTTGGCTTTATTTAACTAAATCTGTTGTGTTTTAGTTTTGGTTTTGGTTTTAATATTTTATTTTTGTTTTTTTTGTTTTTTGTTTTTTGTTTTTTGTTTTTTGTTTTTTGTTTTTTGTTTTTTGTTTTTTGTTTTTTGTTTTTTGTATTTTATTTTTGTTTTCTTTATATTATAATATATGAATGACTTATCAAAGAATGACTTATCAAATATTATAATAAAAAAAGACGAATGTAAGAGAATAAGGAAACATAATGCTATTAAATTACCTGATACATTGTTACATTTAAGCATACCTAAATATATTAACTATTATAAAGAGTGCTATAACATTGAACAAAAACTATATAGAGAATACTTTAAAATAGAAAAACATCCATGTCAAATAAAAAATAAGGCCTATATTTCTTCTAAGTCCAATAAAATAACTATTGTGGAAAAATTAAATCAAATAATCAAAATTTTAGGTGAATTAGATAATTCAAATAATAATGTTAAAAATGATGTTAAAAATGAAGATCCAAAAATAGTAAAGTTGCCAAAATATATTTCAATTAAAGACCATGAAAATGATAGCTCTAAATTCTATTTAATTTACGATAATAAAAACAAGACACGACAAACGTTGCAATTATTATGCTATAAGTCGTCCTCTTTCGTTCAAACTCTTAACACATTTTTGGAAAATATTAAAAATAGGTTTGATAAATCATAGGTTTGATAAATCATAGGTTTGATAAATCATAGGTTTGATAAATAAAAGAATAGTGATTATTATTTAAAGTTATAACCAGTACTATAACTGATTATGATTAACAAATTACCTAATGAGCTACAAAATATTATATTAAATTATACTAATATAATATGTCATGTATGTCAAAAAAAATATGATTTCAATATTTTATTTTATAAGAAACAAAGCAAATTCTATTACTGTAGTAGAATATGTTATGAATTTACTTAAAAAAAACGTTATAAATTTTGGTTATGCTTTATGCACTATTTATGTTAGTTGATCAATAATCTTATTGATTATTGCTAACAAATCATTAACTAGTTTGTCCTCATCAATATCAAAGAAGCATTGAATATTATTAAGGATTAATGAGGCATCGTCCTCGGGTATTAACTCCCTATCTCCAGGCTCACGCAATAGTGTATTATATACATATGTAATAACAGGAATATTTTCACAAGTTACAATTCTACATGTGTTTATATATGCAATATAATCAAGAACAAGCGGAAAACCTTCAATAAATGTTTCGCAATCTGTGTTCAACCTATATACCAAATAATTGCATATTTCGGTTTCATTAAAATATGCATGATAAATAGCTTGCGTACATATCTTTTTAAATTTATTTTCAATAAATGAGCCTGTCAATAGTTCAATGTTAAGATGCGGCTCATAATTAGTTTTTTCAGTTAGCATTTGCATCTTTAGCATTGAATATTGATTATTAAATATTATTTATTATTTATAATAATTTAATAATCAATTTTATTTATTGGAAAATATATATTTT